ATATAATCTATACCAGGAGCAATGTTTGCTGTAGAAGTAGTTTGCGAGTCTGTAAGCGCTAAGTTAACGCGCTTAGGTTTACGTAAGTACTTTAGAAAGTAACTTGTAATTGAGTACTGTCCGTCTGTAACTAATTCAATACCCTTATCTGAAAACAGTCTTAACGGCCTAGCAGTACTCAGGTGCAGCCGGTGTTCACTATACGGGTCATTTATACGCGAACTGTACATATCTGAAGTACATACAGTAGGGTATGTTCGCAAGGTTGTGACAGTACCTGTAACTTCGTGGTTGAATTGAATAGACAGTTCGTCATTCAGAAACAACAGATAGTCTGCAGGAAAGTCAGCTTCGTCAATGTGGTATGAGTTAGGTTTAAAAGATATAGTATAACCACCCCTAGACTCTGTAGCAGAACTAGCTGTAGGTGTTATAACAATCTCTTTAACCAAACTACGCAGGTCATCAACCCTCTTCTGGGACTGCTCGAAAGCTTCCTGTTTAGGGTTAGTGCCTGAATATCTAACTTTTACAAAGCGGTCAATAGCTTCATTAATCCAGAAGTCGATTTCCTCTGGTTCAAAAGCAGCATAAGCCAGGCCTTCGGTTTTATCCAAGCCTAGCTTTACCGCTAAATGCATTTCAGAAATATTCATTACTTAGAATTAGTGTCTTTAGTAATTGCAAATTTTAATTCTTGATTCTCTGGTTTCTCTAAATAGACAACCACTTCGTCAAGAGTATGTCCTATGATATCAGTACCATACCTATATATGTTCTTGTTTTTACGAAGTACATTTTTAGCAACGGCTTCCTGTATCAAGAATTCTGTTTCTTTGCGAGTGTTGTTAACCCATTTGTCAAGGAATGATGCTGGGTCATTTTCTACATAGTCGTTAAGTTTCTGCTCAACAACTTCTGAACTCATCTCATCTGCTTTATGTCCGAGTATCCTCAGGCACTTACGCATATCAGAAACAGTCATCTTATCAAACTCTTTAATAGCCTGACGCTTAATCTTATTCCTAATGTTAGTTTCTCTTGCTTCAGATTCTTCGTTTATAATAACGTAGTTAGCTGTAGCTTTTCTGTCACTAAGACCGTTAGCAACACGCTTGTGGCCTTTTAGGAATATGTAGCGAAGTTCATCGTAGGGGTCTTCAAGATCTAAAAGCAAATCCTTTATACCCAACTTGATGTGGAATGTAGTCCAGAACGCAGACGTTACTGATAAGTCCATCCTAAGTTTCTCGCCTAGTCGCAGTTCGTCTTCTCTGGTCAACCCGGTATACACACGACCGGTACGTGTTAAATAAGGCGCAAGTGACGTAGCACAATTCTTGTACTGCGAGACCCCTGCCCATAAGTTCCTATTTATAGTTCTTACTATTACTTTCATTTTAGTATCTCCTCGTATATACGGTACAAACTAAAGTTCAAACACAGGGGGCTAGGATGTAAAGCCCCCCGTGGAACTCAAATTTTTATTACTCAGCGTCACAGATAAGTTCTCCAGAACTGTTCGGGAATCTAAGCATGATACCCTGCTCTGAAAGGAAGTTAACTGTGTAACCGTCTTTTGCGTTAGACCTGAGGGTTGTGATTGATTTTGAATGGCCTGAGCCCGGAGCTACTGAACCACCAACATACCACATAACCATTTCGCGGTCTTTACGAACAACTTTTACCAGGTTAGATTCACCGTCGCGGCTACCTATGTCTACGATTGTAAAGCGGTAGGACTCAAGTGGTTTACCTGATACTGGGTGAAGTTTACGGTTGTAAACAAGGTTGTCGTACATTGGGAAATGCTTGAGAGTCAGTTCAATGCCGTTAAGCATTTTGTAAGTTGTGAACTGTCCACCAAGAGTTAAGTTCTGACCACTTCCAGTTACAAAATTAGAAGCGATAAGCTGGTATGCAGAAGCCTTGTCCCTAAGAACGCGGTCGAATTCTTTCATACCCATTTCACCGGTAAGAGCAACGAATTTACGCTCGTTGGTTCCCAGAATATTATATGACAGGTCAAAGAGGAATTCCTCAAGAATGTCAGCGGTCAGTGTTGTATAATAACGCCTGTTAGCTGGAGCAATCTGCTCGAGAAGTCCTGCTCCGATATAAACCGGACGACCATTTGTACCCATAAGATCTGTGGTACCATCAGCGTTTGCATTGTACTTTGAGTACACTGAGTAACGCTCGATTGTATCATACCACTGACGAAGAGCTCTCCACTCCTGGTAGTCTGACCAGAGGTAAGATGATTTGCCAGTTGAAGGATCTTTGAGGGCTATAACCATAACTGAAGAGTAAGCATCGCCGGTGATATCGTACTGCAGACGCATTGTAGTCAGGTGATTCCTGAGTTTAAACGGTGTCTGATAGTTGACGATATCAGCTTCTTCGCTGTATTCTTCGTATGCGCTACCTTCTCTACTTATCTGTTTTCCAACAGCCAAGAGTGAAGGCGGAATGAATGTCTCTGGTTTACCGTCTGCTACCACAAGGGTATAAACGTAATCAGCGCCATCCTGGTAAGGTTCGCCTTGTATTCTAGCCTGAAATTCGCGATCATCGAAAGCGACGATTGCGCCAGGGCCAAACCATTTTTCAGCAACCCAAATCTGAATTGGGGTACCGTTGATTCCGGGAACATCTGTAGATGCAATTGCTGCACCATTCCACTTGGCTCCTTTGATTGTAATCGCTTTATCCGAATCAATCATAACGGGCCATTCGTACTGCCTATTTTCAATAACGAGAGTTTTACCAAGACCCATTGTCAAGAAGTCAAGGGTGTTGTTCTCGTATTTACCAAACACGTAAGATATAACTGTAGATACCTCGTAAGGTTTAGTAAGCAGTGCTGTGGCAAGCATGTTCTCATCAACCAAGTCTGAAAAACGTTTTGAACGATAGAGTACTAGGTTGTTTAAAGAAGTATTATCCATTGCCATGGTTCACTTGTATGTATTAAATTAATGTTAAAAATTAGGTCTCCTCAGCTGTCTGCTCACAGTGTCCCATGCTCCTAGAGTGTTGCTTTGACCACCATGTGTTGTTCCGCTGTTTTTTACTCTTTTACCTTTGTTGGCTAACTTATCCTGTAGATTTTTAGCAGCTTGAGAAGTCGCTTTTTGTGTTACTTTCTGAATGAGGGAATCCCCCTTCATTGTAAAATATGCAGATTCTATCAAATTTCTATAATCTTTGGCATAGTCTTTTTGATACTTAGTAAGTCCGTCTGCTTCAGGTTTGAATATATAATCACTCAATTCCTTCTTTTCTTTTGCAGATATTGGTATACCTCGAATAGAATCTGTTTTCTCTATATTGTTATATACGTTAGTATAGAATTTTTGTTGCTGTTGTAGTTGCTCTTTACGAAGTTTTTCCTGTTCTACCAATAGCTGTTCAGACTTTTGCTTGTGAGTTTCTTTTAGTAACTCAAGCGCATCTTCAGCCTCTTCTTGTAGAGTTCCTGAATCTTCGTAACGAGAAATGAAACGGTCGATTTTTTCTTTGTTATAACCGAGCCTTGTAAAGTTATCTCTTAATACTTTCTTCTGAGCAGACTCGTTGCTAATATCAATAGTCTCTAAGTCTGTCTGACCGAAAGCTTCACTGTAGAATCGCCTAAGGTCTCCTCCATTAGCCACGTACTCATTGAGCTTTTCTATCTCCTCATTAGCATACTGCGGCTTAGAGTTCTCTTCAACAAGACCTTTGAGATATTCTATTACCTCATTAACGGTCTTAGGCTTCTTATCTTCTTCTACTTCCCAACCAAGTTCGTTATTGAACTTATCAGTGAAGAACGCAACAACGTCGTGTTCGTACTCACCTAGGTCAGAAGTATCTTCGGTTGTGCTTGTTGCGGCAGGGGCATCTTCGATATCCTCCACCTCTTCAGTTAGCACTTCTTCTTCTTCGAACTCTTCTTCTTCTTTGCCATTGTCTTTTCCTTTTTTAGGTTTCTTTACTTCTGGTTCCCCTGTAATTTCTTCAGGGTCTGTCATTGGTATTTCGTCAATACTGTTTCCTATTTCTGTAACTGTTTCGAAACCATCATCGGGATCACTACCTTGACCTGGCTTAACTCTTTCAATGCGAGCAAGACCGTCTACCACTGCTTCGAATCCACCGAAGAATGCTTGTTCATTATCTTCTTTCTTTCTCATAGTTTTTACTTTTTAGCAGCCGGCCTAGGGGTTGGCTTGTTAGCGACTTTACGCTTTATAGCTATCTCCTGTACTTTAAATTCCTCGGCTTTCTTGTTCTTACGAACTGTTTCATCTATTTGTTTTTGTTTAACCTGGTAGTCTTTTTCTACCTTCTTTTCCTGTAAGTCTAGCTTACGTTGTTCTAGAATATTACCCTCAATGTCTGGACCTTCTTCTACCTCGTTGCCTTGGCTTGCTAAAGTCATCCTAGCTATCTCCAGCTGGGTCTGTGATTTCCTAATAGAGTCTTCTTCTTTTATTCTCATTTCTTCCTGGCTGAGTGCTACCTCTGCTGCGGTCTTCTGCTGTTCTACTTCAGACATTTGCTGCTGCAGTTTAGCCTGAGCATCCTGCTGCTGCATCATCATAGCATCACGCTTCTTATCTACCTCTTCCAGTCTCTGCTTAATCTGATTCATGTTATCTGCTGTCAGTATGCTAGCAGCATCTAACAATGTAGCGCCGTTCTGCATAGCAGGCTGTAACAGAGTTTTAAGAGATTCGATGTTCCTGAATTCCTTGCTGGAATCAGTTACGAATACACCAAAAGAAGAATATGGAAAGTCTTCAGATATGTCAACGAACTTCCTAGACATATCGTTTAGTACGTAGTACAAATGCTTCTTATTACTTAGTCTCCAAGCTGATTTAGCAGCATTGAGAAGCTGTGTGTATACCCTCTTCTTAATCTGGTTGTGTACCCAGAATAACATCTCTGTGATGTGAGAGGACTGTATAACTGAACGTTCTACGTTACCTACTAATTCGTTTGAAGATATAGAGCCTTGTCTTTGCCTTGTAACGCCTGACAGCTCACCTATCATCTCCTCAATTTTATTCATGAGGTCAATATAGTTAGCTATAACGTTGGTCATTGTAAGGTCCTGTGCACTAATCTGATTGAACTGTGCTGGCCTACCACCATCTCTACCTGGTATATCCCAACCCTCTTCGTAAGGATTAATGAAGTTAACACCAAGAGCAGTTAAGTAATGTAGCCATTTGTTAACATCAACATTCATAGACTTAGGAATCTGTGTAATGTCCATGTTAATAATCTTGCCTTTATCCCTAGAAAGAGCCAGCTCTAGCCTATACCATATTATTATATACATGTACGCGAGAGGCTTCATGACGTCTACTAGAGACCTGTTGGTTGAGTTTGTGTCGCTATACAGGCTACCTATATAAGGAAGCTTAGCGTTGTTTGGAGTTTCTATAGATATGTCCTGATAGGTAAGTGGCTGAATACCAACATAGATATCATCACTTATCCTATAACCTTCCCAAATCTCAGTTACCCAATCGTATTCTATAGTCTCACCAGGACCTACTTTGTAGTCCTCGTCAACCATATCAACAGACTCTTCACCGTCTACAATGCTGGTTACGAAACCAACTTTCTTAAATGAACGCCATACAGCGTGCCATACGTCTATGTAATTAGCCTGTAAGTTATCTGTGCTACCGTTAGCTGTAGAGTCAACAGTCTTGTATTCTATACGATTAAACTGGTCTTCACTCTGCATTGAAGCTTTACCACGACCTTCAATAAGGGAGTTTACCTTCTCAAGATCGCCTTCTGTCATAATGTCATTGAACCTATCATATATAGAAGTAGGTGTCATTCTCATGTGGCGTACAGCCCAATCACCATCTTCTACATTGTCTAGTTCAGGATCATTGTCGTGATAGAACTCTAGAGGGTTAACCCTTTCTGATATAGGCTCGCCATTGTGGATGCCTACATAGTGAATCTCTTTACCACTAATCAAACCATCTTTTAATCCTTTTATGAATGCATCATCCAGCTCGTTCATCATTCTAAGGTACTCTAAAGAACTATGAGCTGTTATCTCAGCTGGGTTAACATACTCACTGGAAACATAGTTGGTTATTCGCTGTACTTCTGCCTCAAATGCTTTCTGTAACTCCTCTTCATCACCACCTTTCATTTGGTTCTGAACGTTCTCCATTAAAGCTTCCAGTATCAGCTGACTCAGCTTATCTTTAGCTTTTAAACCTGCACCACTGTTTGTTTGGTATACAAGTATATTATTAGGACGCTTGCTTTCTTCACCAAGAATAAGATTAATCTTGGGTCGTATGATGTTAAAGTTCTGTAACGATGCCGGGAAGCTATCGTCCACTTTAAACGGATTAGTTACATACTTGAGGTCAGCTTCATTGAATATACCGTTGTACAGGTCGTAGTTAGTCTGCATACGGTCCCTTTCTTCTGTGGCACCGCCTGCTCTCCCTACTATACCGTCAACACACTTCTCGCGCCATTCCTTTGTCTTTTGACTGATGGAAAGCTGCTGTGCTGGAAACGATTTTATTTTCTCTAAATTCATTATTTGTTATTATTAATTAAGTAGTGCTCGGCTTTAATTAAGGTGTCTAAACT